TACTTGTTTTTAAATTAAAAAATGTTATATTAATTAAATGAAACTATACTGTTTCTTATTTAAAAAAATTAATTTTGGTATTGATAAGGTCAGCTTTGCCGAGTTGACCTTATTATTTTAAATTCCTAAAATAAGTTGAGATTGTACAGATTTGCCAGAATCATATCTTTTTGTATCGCCCTTTAGATAAGGCATATCCCGAAAATTGATGCACTTAGTTAGTAGCTTCTTATCTTTCTTATTCCCGATTATATAGATGTATCTATGTTTTTGTGGTCGTTCTACTACTTCATATTTATCTGGATTGTTCTGTCTTTCTTCTAGTGTTGATTGCTCTGTTATCGTCTTAGAATGCAGATTAGAACCCCGAATCCTCCATTCTGTTCGCTTTGCACTCATACCTGTGTAAATAAAGTTTGTAGCTTGATAAACGTAGCCTACATGACCCTTACTTGTATCGGCATAAGAAACAACGATCTTAGGCTTTTCTAGTAGCTTTAATGATTGTGATATAAGATAAGATGATTGATTCCTGTGATTGTCTTGTAAGCACAAACGATTTAACTCTATAACCTTATCCTTATGTTCTTCTCCACAAACCCCGATACAAAGGCTATGAGATGGTGGAATACCATAAGTAACAACCCCGATAAGTGTTGATTCAAAAAATAAGCCAAACGCATCTGTTATATTTGGGATACGCTTGGCATAATGTTTTTCTAATAACCAATTATAGGTTTCTTTAGATTTTATGGGTAAGACCTTTAATCCCACATATGTTCTCCTTCTAGGATCAAAGCATTACCGACTAAAGGCATATTAGCCATAGCACTTGCGATTGTGTTGCCTTTGAACCCATAAATCAAACCTTCCTCATTAACGAGTATTTGCTTAATTTCCTCACCTTTATCATAAAGTTTAGGAGAATGAACCATTTGCACATAACCCCCAACTATATCTTGTGCTTCATCTAAGCTAGGCTTGTGGTCTAAATCCCAATGAACTGTATAAATAACAGTTTCATCATCTTTCTTTTTCTTTAATTCATCTTTAAATTCAGATGCCTTAACGACTATATTAGTAAGTTTCGAAATCATTTATCTACTCCCTTTATATTTCCAACCAAAAAAATTTGGCTTTGATATAGGTTTTAATTTAAATTCTTCTTCTAAACTTTTACCAGAAACATAGTAATTTTCACTTAACTTGGATAAATCCCCGATTAAATGTTCATATCCACCTTCATAATGTTTTTTATTTTCCTCACAGATATATTTAAATAATTCTTGATATCTGCCATTATAAATGGGTGTAGCTAATCGATTCCAAAACTCAAATGGTTTCTTAGGCCAATAAGCTCTTAAATTTTCCATAATGTAATTTCTATTCATCATCAACCTCCATTTCATTAATAATACTTGGTCTTTTTAATGGTAATTCATCTTTATTAATATACCATTCTTTTTGTTTGTATGTTTTAAAACATTCAAACCCTTCACCATATATTTTATCAGACCACATCTGACACTCCTCTGGTGTAGTAAAATGCATAACTGTTAATAAACTATACATAATAACTTGATTAGTCATAATTATTACCTCTCATTTGCTAATGTGTAATGATTACATAATAACACAAGAAAAAATATAATCAATACTTAATTNACATTATCTCTTGCAGTTGTGGGTATGTACTCACCTCTACTTAATGAACCACCTTCAACACCCAACCAAACCCTTCTGCCTTGTCCAGATAGATTATACTTGGCNATTCTGCCACTTCTTTGCAGATGCTGACAGTAAGTATTAAGAGTAGATTGCTCCAGATTACGCAATACTTCAGGAGCATCTGGTTCTTCAAGCCGAACAATTATAGAGTTTGTATCGCCCATTTGTGTCAAAGCTCTGCCTTCCTCCTCACATTCACGAATCCAGTTGTATAGCCTATCCACACGCATATCCATTTCAGAACCCGAATGTATTGANGATAATTGTTCGGATTTATCCTCCAGTAATCCTGTAAACATATCTCGAATGAAGTGNTTTATACNNCGATCAGCTGGGCCATTGGACTTCACAACTGCACCATCAAAGAACCTATTTCTATGGTATTCTATGTTCATAGTGTCGGCCATTTTCTTACCGACTTTAGGANTTACACCCCATACTGCATAGGCAAAACGAACACCATCAACCAACGCTGACGTACCCCGAATAAGATTTCTTGCTTCTTCTGGTGTCTTTGGTGGCTCTGTGTCCTTGACTTTAGCCATATGATGACACAACAGGACTGTAGCACCTGTTTCCGAAGCAACTTTAGCCATNAAACTCATCAGNGCAGCNCCTGCTGCGGGNTCTGCATTAACATCAGCATGAACAAACGAAGCTAATGGATCAAATATAATGAGCTTCAGGTTTTTAATCTGCAATAATTGTTCGTAATACTTATCGAACTCTTCTCCACTGTGATAGCTCTTGTCCGAACCCTGTTGCATAATAGGAAACACCCCACCATAATTAGGCAAAGGCACGATCTTCATATCATGCTCGTAGTTAAACCTATCTCCCGAAGGATCAAGCCTAGTTACCCTTCTGTGTATTTCAGCTTCATCATCCTCTGCTGTAAAGATTACAGTATTACCGAACTCATTAACAACACCACCGAAAGATGTTTGCATAGGTTTCCCCGAAGCTATCTTCATAGCTAAATCTAATGTCATCATACCCTTACCAGAATCACCCGCAGCTGCGAATAAAGCAGGCACTCCCAGAGGCATGATGTTACCAATCAAGAACTTTTGTTCGGGTGCATTGTGGTCAAAACGAGATACTAATAGCGAATCATCCAGTAGATTGACAGACTTCTGTGCCTTATGTGAAGCGTCATTTAAGAACTCCCGAACATTAAAGTTTTCTGATATGGCATCAAAAGCATCCCACTTCTCAGGTTTCCCGATTGGTGGCGTTAGCATAGTTACCGATTTAGCGTTAGCTTGCAAAGACAACTGCTGTACAAGCTCTGCAACCCTCTTTCCCGATTTGTCATGGTCAGGCCATATAATAACTTCTTTGCCATTGAGGGGCGAAAAATCGTAGTTAGGAGCTGAATTTTTAGATAACATCCCCGCCCCACCCATATGACAGGTAGCAGTAAACCCCATTTGGTTAAGAGCATCTGCACACTTTTCACCTTCTACCCATATAATACGATCAGATGAAATGATGTTCGGTATGTTATATAAAGGTCTAATCTCTGGCATTTTTGGTGTCGGATTGTTAGGTACATACTGCCTAAACTCCTTTTTAGGCTTCCCATGTGTATCTGTTATGATGTCACCATTGGCATCACGAACATTATATCTCCGAACAATTGCTATAGTTTCGCCATCAGCAGACAAATAAGTATGCTCACCATCATGGGGTGTATTGATGTCATATCGCTGTGTAAGTGCCTGATTAAATGGATTTGTTGGTGTATACTTCTCCGAATCCCGAACAATTACCTTATCCTCCCCTAGATATTGAGAGAAGTAATCTTTAACTTCTGATAGAGTCATACCCCGACCTTCCATCATAATCTTTACAATACCACCTACACCTTCACCTCCATTAAAGTCTGTGCCTTGCATGAAGTGTGGACCGGGTGTTATGTCTATTTTTAATGAACTTCCCTCTTCACCCCGAAGTGAACCCAACATAAATTGGGTGCCTCTAATTTTACCATTCGGGTAAGTTTGTTTTAAAACATCTACCTGTACTGAAACAGGAACGCTTTCGCTAATTTTATTGACTAATTCTGTGGGTGTAATCCCATATTTAGTCTTGTCAAATGATAGAACACGCATTATATTGTACCTTGTAACCTTTTTTACTTCATTGGGGTGATAACTCTTGCCTGTGTTGTCACCCTTTTTTATTGCCAACAAGTGTTTTGATATTCACACCATTTACAAGTCATGTAATCCCTATTGTGTGCTATTCTCGGTAACATACTAGAAGATTGTACTGACATAATAATATCAGCTGCTCGATCACTCATTTTTTGAGCTAAGTGTTTATCGAACTTAACAAGCTCATAGTATATCTCACTTGTGTTTTTGTTTACCACTGTAAATAGAGCTGGGTTCTCTGTTAGCTCCATATAAGCCTGATAGACAGCCACTTGAGCTGCATATGTAGCATTTGTTTTAGCCATTCCATTTCTGCAAAACTCCCTAAATTTCTTATCATTTGCACTCTTACACTCCCATAACATAGGATATTTAAGATCAATAGAACCCGAACTACCACATATGACACCATCAATGTGCCCTCTGATTTTACCATCAGCTATCGAAAATCCAAATTGTTCGCCATTTTTATCCTCCGTTCTTAAATCAAATCCACTCTGTCTTAACCAATCTGCCATTTGATCCTCTATTGAATGACCAAATTGAAAGATCCTAAGTGTTTGTGCTGAAAAATCTCTTTCTTCATCTATGTCTACTCCCATAAACCTGTATTGTATTTTCCTTGCACACTCTTCACCTAAAGAAGAACCACCTAAGTAATCCCTTCTTTTCTTTTGTTTATTAGCATTAACAATAGCTTTATCTACTGCTAATCCTATTTGATTAATCTCCTTAGAAGGGTATCCCTGCTGATGGAGACTTACGACCTGTCCAACTTTCATATACTTCTTCTAACTCCTTAATTTGCTCGACATTTGCCCCATACTTTATATTACCAGATTCTTGTATGGTGTAAATCAAAGCCATAACTTCAACAGCAGTTAGGTCTTTTAATTGTTTTTCCCAACCGATATTTTTACAGGCTGAAGCAAAACTTTTTATAGCATTTAAAGTTGGGCCGCCTTCTTCATATTCTATTTTTTCCATTAGTGATACGTAACCTTCTTATGATCGTCTTGCACAGCTTCATGCAAGATCGTGACTTCCATTTTAAGATCTTTGTTAATATAGACATTTGCATGACCATAAACGCAAACCCCACCCATTTCTGTTTCAAACTTTTTAATAACGTCATCAACATATTTATTAAGATTATCTTTATCTACCTTTGACATAGTGCAATTAGATTTTAATTCATGTTCCTTAATCGATTCATCTTTTTTCTGTTCATAAGGATTGTATAATCCGATAATCATATTAACCATTACATTATTTTTCATGTATTTCTCCTGCGATTGCTGAATATCCACAGATGTCAACCCATGAATCTTTTTTGGTTTCGTGCATTAATCTAGACATTTTTACTGCTATCATGCAAAGAATAACTTGCCTAACTGTTACTTCCTTTTCAAATATAACAGACCACATATCAGCTATTCTCTTATGATTGACATAAGCATCACCATAATCTTTCGCCCTGTCACCATTAACAAGTTGTTCGGCTTCCTTTAAAATATCTTCTCGCTTCATAATTTTTCCTCGCAAAACAAACCACACTCAAAATCATAATTTTTAAGCGATCTACCTTTTGCACCTATGGGTAAATCTTCAAGATTTATTCTTTTACCTTTGTAAAAAACTAATTTAGCACCTATTTTTTTTGATTGCTCTACTCTTTTAGAAAATATATCTGGAAACTTTTCACGTACTAAATTCCAATATGTAGGTGATCCTGCTTTAACACATCCAATGCAATTTGCATTTGGAAATCCATACTTATATATTTGTGGTAGTTCTATTTTTGCACTAGCGATTATATTAAAACAATCTTGTTTTGATATTCTCTCCTCTACTAATATAGGTATTAAATTATCTCTCTCTGTTAATTTAAACCTATCGGCTCTTTTCTTTTCTTCAAATGTAAAACCTAAAACAAGATAATC